TTAATTGCTCTATTAGTTTTATATTAGTATCATAAACCCCAAATGCTACCTCTTTAAACTGTAGCGAATCATCAGACATTCGCACATAGTAATAGGCAGAATCATCATAATATAAGAATTTATAATGTGAGCCAGCAGTAGCAGTTCTCATTGTTTCTAAGCTTGTTTTATAACTAGAACTAACAAACTTTAAATTAAAATTCCAAAACTTCTTACCATCATGTCTCTTATTTGAATATTCTACACCACCTTGACTGGTAAGTATCTTATTCCCATGTATCTTACCCTCTGTTCCAGATAATTCTACATTGGTTAAAGATAATTGAGTACCTAAAATAACTTCTGTAAGTGTATTATTAGCTCCAGCACTTTGTCTCATGTAATAATAGCGTGTTGCTGGAGATGAGCTACTAACTGTTACTCCAGTTCTAACAGTCCACCCTTCATTAATAGTAGTCATACTTGAACCAGTAATACCAGTAGCATACGCATTAGTGGTTGCACTGTCATTAGCATACCAGTCAATATCATCTGCATCTTCAGCAGTGCTATGTACCGCAATACTATCTATTGTATTTCCAGATGCAGTAAGATCAAATTGCACCGTATCAAATTGCGCTGGCATTCCAGCAGCAGCTCCTATTGAAACATCAGTAAGCCTAGTCTCATTAGTAGCAGAAGTTGCATCAGCAGCAAAGTTATTTGTACCACCAGTTTGATCACCGCCAACTGGGTCTGCTGAATAAAGATTTGCGTTTGGATAAATAAAATACTTTGCCATAATTATACCTCTTTAAGAAATAGCGCCTACTTCCCTTACCTTAATTTTTAGTTTACCTGGAGTGCGTGATAAATAAATAACCATAAAAGCTTTATTAGTCCAGGCAGATCCAAAAGCTTTCTCTGGATACATATCACTATTATCAAATGTGACTATATCCCCTACCTCAATACCTATATGCGCTGGGTTAATTACCTCTGCTTCTATCATCAGCTTTACATTAGATACTAAATGTCCGTAATAATTAGCAAATCCATCATTCGGACTGCCACCAGTAAGATCGGTAGCGCCTACTGTACCAGCACCATTTTGCACAATATAGTCTAAGCTGACTTGTTCAATATTCTCTTTTGCTGCAATATTATAATTAGTCCTAGTAGTGCCATTCGTACAAGTCTGAGAATTTATATAAGTACCGTTACCAGGGTGTTTCTCATAGTTCACAACAAATTTACTTACTAGATCAGCAATAGACGTATTACTGACAGTTATATTAGCTAAATCATCTTTTGCTAATGTATAGTCAGCACTACTATATGAATCTTTTACATAAATATATTGCGGACTATCATCTGCTTTAAAGCGAAAAGCAAAGCCACCTTCAAACTGGATCTTCTCTAAGGTCTGCCTAAGTGTTCTTGGCTTTAGTTGCCAAAATCGTGCATACCATTCTTTATTAGATTGCGATCGAGATGTATTTAAATCAGAGTAGTTATCTGGCGTAGATGTTGTTACACCACCAAATCGTATAAGCATGTCTCGATGTATATCGTGAATATAAGTTATAGCTGAAGAATCCCAAGAATTAGTTAAGCCATCATTCCCAGAATATATCATATCTAAATTAACCTCTTGCAACGCAGCAGCGTTTGGCTCATTGGTATAATCTTCTTCAACTGTAAATCTTAGATAAACATCTTTAATTGTGCAAACACCAGTCGTTCCAGTCTCTCCATCGCCTGCGGTACTTGATACTTGGAATCTTAATACATAATCATCTGGAAGTCGATTGCCATTGTTCTGTATGTCAGATAATATATTCCTTGTTCCAGATGCTTCAGTAGTAGTGCCATTTGTAGTTCTTGAAATCAATGTAGTATCTGCACCAAAAGAACGATCATATATAATTACTTCTGAGTCACCAATCTCATTAGATACAACAATCACTGCTGAATAATTTAATGAAGCACTTGTTATTTTTCCAGCAATCGAAGGTAGTTCAAGTTTTAGATCGGCTGACTGAGCATTACTAGCAGCAGTAAAAGATTGTGTAGCTCCATCACTTGTACTGGTATTAATAGCATTACCTGGATTAGTAAAGCCTGTGCCAGTTGCAGTTGCTTGAGGTCTAAATTGATAAGTGCGATTTACTTTACCTTTAATTTCAAAAGCATCTTTACCATCTCTAGTCTGTGTAGAGGTACTATTAGGTTCAACATAAACAAACATATCACCTCTGGAATCATAATAGTTTGCAACGACACCACTGCCTTCATTTTTTGCTGCTAAGAAATAAATATTTTGATTTGAATGGCTGGTTCTTGGCGCTGGATACAAAGCTTTTCCTGTCATAAATACATTAGAAGCATGTCCTGTATAGTTACCATAAACTACTGGCACATATACACCAGTATTACTTTTATCTACTGGTAATTCTATACCATCCCAGGGTCTTTTAGCAGCCATCTGGATTGTAATTGCATCACCGTCATAACTTATATCTAAGATACGAAACGTACCAACCACTACTGGATTATCAGAACCAACCTTAATGGATGCTGATACACTTCTATTAATGTAGTGATTAGACCCACCGAAGAACTCTTCAGAAATAGGACTACCATTGTATTCAAAATCAGCTATTTTTAATGTAATGTTTGATGTGTTGGCTTTTGATCTGACAATATCAAGGCTTTCACGAATACTTGGATTATTGATTATAGAACCATAATAAAAATTAGAGCTATAAGTCACATCGGCTAGTGCTAAATATAAATTACCGCCAGAATGTGTAATATTGAAAAGCCAATTCTCTTCAATCCCATGTGCATTTTGAGAACCGTTAAAACTTAGGCTCATGCTAAATTAAACCTTGCTGCTTTTTCAATGGCTGGAATAATATGATCTACAACTGTTTCATCTACCATTGGTGCAGAAATATTAACAGTCATATTATTACTCTGACCTGATTGATTCATTTGATGTAGTTGGTCTAAGCCAATATTCTGTACTGCTTCTCTACGCATAATAAACTCGCCTGCTTGAGCTAGTATAGGTACATTATCTTTCCCTTGAACCATACCGCCTCTAGCAAAAGCTTGTACGCCTTTATTTGTAATTGCTCCACCAGTGTGACCAATACCAATGCTCTTAGCTAAAAATGAACCAAATCCAAATCCTAGAGTTGCTGGTGCAAAGAAAGTTTTTAGCATTCCAAACACAACCGCCTGTGCTATTATTTGAGCAGCAATAGATTTTAATGCTGTTTCTACAGCTTGACCCATATTTTGACCAGCAATTCCAGCTTGCACAAAATTATCAGCTAATCTTTGAGTAACGCCAATAGATATTCGCTGTGTATCATCTAACGCTGCAAAAGCACTCCTAATAGGATCTATTGGTTTTAATTCTTTAACCTTTTCTTGTTTTTCAAGCCACTCATCTTGAATTACAATACTGCTTTCAATTCCTTCTTGAAGTTTTTGCCAAGTCAATACTTGCTCTTCATTAACTGCGCCTAAACCGCCTGCTGCTACAATTTGCTCTAAAAGCGCTTCGGTGCGTTCTTTTATTTTTTGCCTATTTGTTTCTAACAGATTATTTTGAGTTACTGTATTTTCATTTTCTTTAATAATGTGAGCTTGAAGCTCTAGGCTTGCGCCAGCATAATCACTATAAGCACTAGTTAAGGCTTGTGTTTTTGCAGCTGTTATGCCAAGTATGTCGTCAATATTTGAAACCTCTTTACCTAAATTTTCAGAAGCTTTTGTATTATTATTAAGCTGCCTCATCTGCTCCATAAACTCATCGGTCAATTTTTCTACTTCAGTCCTAGTGTCGCCTTCAATAACACCTCTAGTGGCATTAGCAAGGTTAGTTAAACTTGATATAGTCGCATCAGTTACAGGCTTTAACTTGTCACCAATAACCACAGCTAATCTTGTAAAGGAGTCACCCATATTTGAGATTGCGCCTGTGGTTGTCTTAGATAGTCTTTCTGTACTACCCTCAATTCCTAAAACTGGATCTTGTAATGAAGATATTAAAGCTTCTCTAAATTCTGGTAAGGTTGTTTTGGATAGGTCTGCTAAACCTTGAGAGTCTTTAATTATATTTAATATACCACGCTCTCGTAAAATATCAGCAGCGCCAGCACCACCAGCATAAGCACGACCAAAAGAGTTAGCTGCTTCTGTAGCAGTTGTACCCATAAATGCTGCAAGGTCTGTAATTGGTTTTATTAATGCTTCGGCATCCGCACCAAACGCTTTTAGTTGCGCACCAGCATTGACTACATCGTCTAAACTAAAAGGTGTGGTAGCTGCAACCGCATTAAATGTATCGAATGCTTTATTAGCTTTTTCAACACTACCAGTTAAACCAACTAATCGTGTCCTAACCGCTTCAAATTTTGCAGATGCTCCTACAAATGTTCCGACAGCTTTAACTGCTGCGCCAATAGCAAAAGTATATAAAAGTATATTATTTCTTAATGCACCAATATTTCTTCTTAAACCAGCGGTAGTGCCTCTTAATTTTTCATTAGACCTCTCATACCCTTTAGTCGCCTTGTCAGCTTTTTTTAACTGACCCTCTAGGTTCGTAAACCCTTTGGCTCTGACTTCAATTACAAATTTATTTGCCATTATTCATTTCCCTTGATCGTTTCTCACAAGCACTAAGCTCTTCACTAATAAGACGAAAGATGTCAATGGTCTTAGCATCGGCTTCATGTAAGGTTTTTGCGAGAGGTAAATTAAATTTAGTGGATACAAAGTAATC